ATTTCCCACGGAGGTAACGTAACCGGGGCTGACCTCTAGCTGACAGCCTATGTCAAGGACTTCAAGCCCTCCACTCCCCGGCGAGGCATATTGGCCATCATCATTCCTTAGCTCAACAACCAGCTTACCCAGGCTTTCACCAAGCTCCTGCCTTAAAGAGAGCACATCGGCACTTAAATCAAGGCTTTCTTGCGTTAGCTTGGCTCGCCACACACCGTAAGGACTGGACAGCCAGCAGTAATCACCATGGTGAGCAATAGCCACACCATACTCAGCCGATAGATTAAACGGCACTGGCTCACGCCACAGGTTATCGATGAACTCGGCGTCAAGGGCAGAGTGCGACCAGAAGGGGCGATTATAGGCTTCGGTGCCAGTGAACCTCTCGACGAAAAAACACCGGTAGACATCCGGCTTATCCATGAATGCCCTGTGGTATTCAAAATTACCGTCCGATGGTGCTGAAGCGAACTCCTTAAGGGCGGACCAGGTGTTAGCGGCTACCTCACCACCATCACCATAAACCAGTGACCACAACTTAAAGTTGCCGTCGGAATCCTTCCCGGTAACGAAGAGGTTCCAGTCGCTGTCGTAGATAGTAGCCACCCCCGAGAGAGCGCCGGTGCTTTTATCCCAGGCGGTTTTAGTCTGCCACTCGCCATTCATGTACTTCTTAACATAAAGGCTGGACTGGTCAGCAAAAAATAGAGCCAAATCACCATTCGGCTTGTAGGCGGCAGCTATGCCATGGATGGAGGTAGTCGGAGAATAATCAATAAGGTCAGGGTTTCCCCAGCTAGCACCGTAGTCGGTGCTCTTTTGCTGGTAAATCTCCCGGTTGCTCTTTATCCAGAATATACTCACCTCAGCCCCCAGAGAGCAGCAGGTAGCAATAACGACATTATACTGGTTGCAGTATGTCCACTGGCTGAAATCAGATTCCGGACCAGGGTCGGCCACCCGCTGGCGGTATAACTTTCTCGCGTCAGAGGGTGGCGTTATCCTGACCCGGATAAGGGAGCCATCACCGGGGATGGTCAGGGCATGAAAATAATCAGCCTCCGAGCCAGTATAGAGCCTTGTCCAGTCGAGCCTGACTACTCCGGCAATCTTGTTTTTGGCTTCCACCTTAACAAAGGGGGTATGACTGGCTTCCTTCTGAGTCGTCAGCAATGTTGATGTCAGGCTTCTCATTGCCTCGCTTTATCCTCCGCTTCATTTATCCTTTTGGTCCGGGATATATTCCTTTCCCCAGAAAAGATGACCGGCGATGTAGCCCAGCGCAAATACCAGAAGAAACCAGAGGATTAAATCCCAGAGCCAGTGTCCGAGTAGGGCGCCTATGGCCACCAGACCGATAATCCAGAGGCCTTCAAGTTTGTGCCAGGTATCCCGCAGGATATAGGTCCAGGGACGCCCTCCTGTTCTTGACCACAGTGCTTTATACAAATCCATCTGCCTACACTAGAACTGCCAGAGTATCGGGTAAAGGTTTATCTGCCTTCCGGTAGTGATTCGCTAGGTGCTCAGCTGCCTGAAGTATCTTCTCGGGACTGGCTTCTACCCTCTGCCCGAGGTAGCCCCCCGGTGATAGTGCCGCCACGGTCACTGGCATCCTGTCCCAGTCAACCGTCCGCTCAATATTAATCTTCCGCCGCCGGGCTCTAAGGATGCCGCTTTTATGATGGGGTAGCTTCCAGGTCTCCGGCTCCTCCGGGTTACCGACGATGGCAAACGCCTCCTTGGGTAAGCCTTCTCTGGTCTTAGGTAATCCTTCTTTTATCGTCATATCTACTTTACCTCTCTCAGACACCTGTTAGTTAGGGTCCGTAGTCTATTGATTTAGATACTGGTGGATAGTAGGGTTTATAGAGGGAGCGGACCCTAACTCTATTTCTCCTCCCCAATCTTTTAAGCTCAGCCTGGAAATAGCTGAGTTTCTCCTTTCCCCAGGTGAGGAACTCTTTGGGGGTCATTGAGCCGCCGACATTGACCCGATTGATAGCATAGGCTGCCCACTCTATAGCGGCATGGCCACCGGCGCCGATAGCGACCAAATCTTCGTGCTTGGTGGGGATAGTAGAGGTGGCAGCATCAAGGGTATAGAGCTTACCGTAATAGATATAGGCATTTGAGCCATCGGGCACTTCTTCACCAAGCAGGGTCAGGATGTCTGCCCAAAGGGAGTAGCGCTGGTACCTCCGGGGGAACTGAGCCACCGGGTATTCCACTGCCTCTATTGCAATCCTATCGGTTAGGGTAGATATATCAATCTCCCTGGAGCCTGAGGTAGTCGCTTTAATAGCCTTCTGCTCGTAGGGGATAGCCTCCGAGAAGTCCTTAACGGCATGGGCAATATGCCTGTCTAACTCATCGTCAGTCCAGCGATAATTTTCCTCATCCTCATCATGTAAATCACGCCTGACTATGGCTCTCATCTCGGTTAGGTTCATAATAACGGCTCCTTTAACTTCCTGACTTCAATCCTTTCCAGACTGATGCAGGGTAATCCTTCGTCATGCCGACACATCTCTAAATCGCAGAAGGCTATTTCCTCGTTGACCTCACCCTCATTAAGGCTAACTGCTTTCTCGGAAAGGCTCTTAGCGTAACCCATCAAGGCTTGGGCATCTGCTTCGTCGTCAAACGACAAATCAAGGCGCACTCTGTATTTCATTACTGGTACCTCCGTTTAGTTATGCTGTAAATGTGGGCTATCTCGGTAGCTGATAGCACCCGGTTATATATCCAAGCCCCACCAAGATACCCTGACCAATGCCAAGAGGCAGTATTATTACCGGCACCAATACAATTTGTGTAGTCAGCAAAATCAAGGTCAAGGGTGGCAATCCCATCGGTAACACCATTAAAGAAATACCTAACATTGTTGCTGGTTGAATGACTATCAAAGGTAACCCCTATCATTGCCCACGTATCTTCTGGCATTGGCGTATTGGCTGCCCCTGCCATAGCTGTGCTTGGTTTTGCCAGTAAAATGGTTTCATTATTCCTACTATAGAGATGAACGGCATCCAGACTACTTCCACCAAACATACACCTATGTGAACCAGTAGTATCCAAATATGCCCAGATTAGAAGTGTAAAGTCTCCGGTAGTTATACTTAAAGCTGGGTTAGTTCCGCAGACTATATGGTCATCACTGTCAAGGTATCTGCCTTGCGGTCTCCACTGGGCACCGGTGACGGTGCATAAGTGTCCGTAGGCATCCTCTGACTTAAAGGAAGCACCATCTAACCTGTGAAGAGGCAGATACAAGACTAATGCAGGGTCAAGGATAAAATCCTGCCCGACAGCATATTTAGGGTTCTGCCAGTGAATACCGGTTTTCATTCTTTAACTCCTTGTCACACCACTCTATAGATAACCCTGGCATAGCTTGAGTTCTTGACCCTGGCTCTACCCTCATCTAGCTCATTGCACTGGAGGATAAGGCGGACTTCAAAGGGGACATTCTGGAAATTGGCTTCCGGGGTGAAGTAACCGCTGCGCGTGCGTGATATGTAGGTGGTGCCGATATCGGTTTCAGTAACGGCCGAATGGAGGTCTACCCACGTGCCATCCTTGTTCCGTGCCTGCCACTTCCAGATGAGGTCGGCAGTAGCTGAGGAGACTGCCTTGAAGTCAGCGGTAAGCCCGAACTCAACCAGGAGGATTTCTCCCTCCAGGACGGGGTTAACCAGCTTGCTGAGGACGGTGACATCGGTATCGGCAGCAGCGGTGGTAATCTCAGTGGAGTACTGGATACCGTCCTCGGTTAGCGCCCCCGATACCAGACGGTCTTCAAAGTCGGTGAAGAATCCAGCCCGGACTGGGATTTCGTCAGGGGCAATGATAATTGCTTTCATAGTCTCTGCCATGATTTACCTCCTTGTTAGGGAGAGCCCCCATGGCTGAGGACTCCCCCCTCATTTATTTTAGTTGGTTACACCAATTAGGGCGGCTGCCTTAACTGATGAGAATAGAGCCAGAGACACATACCACTTGATGCGGGTTCTGGTGGCATCTCTGGCTTCTAGAGCGCCAATAGGCTCGGCAGTCAGGTGCCCGGGTGCGGTCAAGCCACATAGACCCCCTTCACCAAACTGCATAGCGTAGATGGTAGAGCAGTCGCCACCAGTGGTAGCTGTCTCATAACCATCGGTAAGGACGTGGGTGATGAGTATCCAGTCGTTGATGCCAATGGGGATACCATCCCAGAGATGGACGAAGTTACCCCACTTATCACGGTCAGTCTCCATTATGCCGGAGCCGGCTGCCCTGACCAGAGCGTTTAACTTCCTTCTGGAGCGGCGGCTCATTAAGAGCATATCAGGCTTACCACCCTTTATGGCATCAATGAGCTCATCCAGCTTAGCCAGGGTGAGAGTAGCTCCGGTGCCGCCCATAGTGATTACTTGGTCACTGGCCTCGGTGGTATCAATTAACAGTCTTAATCCTTTGAAGTCCTTATCAGCCGCCTCGCCGGTGCCGTAGATGAAGGTGTCCTCGAACTCCTGTGTGATTGCCTTGGTAGTAAGCTCAACAACGGTGGCCTCAAGGTCCTGCACATTAGAGCGGGTTGCCTTTAAGAAAGCATCAATGTCGGCATTCTCCCCGAGGATTTTGAGTTCAGCCGTAATCTTCTCAAATGTGGGTGGGGTAGGCGTTGACCATTCCTCATTGACATCATACCAGTTGGCTCCGGGGAGGGTCTTCTCCTGATTGTAGATTAGACTGTTGCCCACAATCTCAATGAAGGGTAATCTTTGAAGAATAGGCGAGTCCTTAATGATGGTCTCTATAACCCCGATTTTCAGCATATCGCTGGATAGCTTGGATGCCTCCTCTAATGTTATAGCCATTAGGTTTTACCTCCTATTGCGTAGTTTATTTTCTCCCGTGGGGACAGAGCTGACAGATCGGGAGGTGTCCTGATTGGAGCTCCGGCAGGCACTTTACCGGCGGTGATTTCAGCCTCTAATCCCTGCCTCACCCTGCTAACCAGGGTCTTGGCATTCTCCAGGGACTCGTTGATAGCTTCAATAGTGTCCCCGGTGATGAGCTCCTCAAGCACCTCCGGATTAGACTGAGCGACTAGCTCCTTGTAGCTGGCTACAGCCTCAGCCAGAGAATGGCTGATGGTGGTCAGCTTTTCTTCTGACTCGGCCAGAGCCTGCTTCAAGCCAGTCACCTCGCTATCCAAACTGGTCACTGTTTGCTCAAGCTTAATAATGCGGGCATTAGCCTTAGCTAGCTCCTCATCCTTTTGAGCCACTAGACCCTCAAGCTCAGCGACCCTGTCTTTGCTCTGTCCTGATTCCTCCACCTGAGGCGGAGTCCGGTTTTCCGTCTGGTCGCCAGACTGTAACTCTGGCGAGTTTAGTTCATCATCTGCCAACTTTCGTCCTCCTAAACATTATTCCTCAACGACCTCTACCTGAGGCTCTACAGCTCTCACTCTCGCTCCAGCCTTGGTAGACTTGACGTTAAGCTCTTTATTCATCCTGAGGATGGTTTTCCTTTCCTCAAGCCATCTATCAAACTCCATCTCTGGGTCTTCAACCCCCAGCTCATCCATAGCCCTGCGTCTGGAGTGAATACCACTCTGAACCAGTGACTGCTCGTTGGATACTAACCTCGCTAGGTCGCGGGGTAGCACCGGATTCCAGACTACTCTCAAGCGAGTATCCCCGAAGCTCTCATTCCGATATTTCTCCATGAGTTTCAGAACGAGACTGTTTCTCCGGTTATAAACGGTTGTCCTGATGAGCCTCTTTCGCCTCACCTTCTGCAGCAGTGGTTGAAGCTCAATCTCAAGGGCTACCCCCGATAAGTCCCTGGCAGTGCCACCAAAGGCAGCTCGGGGCGATTCTGATACATCGTGCAGGATTCTATACAACAAATCTATATAGTTGATGTGGAGTCCGACACCACCACCCTGCAACAGGTCGAGCAGGTA